ATTCATCAAGTTTCAAAATTCCAACAGCGTGTCCAGATACGCTTTCTTTCAACATAACATTCACCTTTCTGTTTTCAACAGTGAATGTTACAACCTTTTTACCAAGGCAAATTGCATATCCAATTTCAAACATCGTTCCAGCATCATATCCATCAACAACAGCAATCAAATAATCACTGTCGTGGATTTCGGATATATTTTTCAAATATACTTCACGCATTCTTGCTTTCTTTTCTTCTGGCGTCATATCTTTGATAACGCCAAAACTACGTGGTGAAAAATATTTCACATTCCTGTAATAGAGAAGTGATTCAATAGCAGAAACAACTTCAACTTGGCACCCATTAAAAAATGGAGCAGCGATGTAAACTTTCATTAAAACAATTCCTCAATTTTCTTCATCCAAAAATCACCACGGTGATCATCTTCAACCATTTTAATCATTCGACCAACTTGGCTGTAATCCAATTGTATTCTTTTATTCTTTGAATAAATAGGGCATGGTGGATTTGGATCTAATCCTTCAACTCGCAATTGCACATCTTTTTCAAAAGGACAACTACCAGAATTACATGGAAGCGTAGAATGCACATCACAAATTGAATTTACTTCAGAAAGTAAATCCTTCCAAAGACCATGATGGGCGATCCAGCAATTGCGTTTTGAAATTATTGATTTCAAAGATGACTCATCTACATAAATCAAAACTTCAACTTCAGATTTCAAATCAAATTTGTGGATATTTATTGAAGTAACAAGTTGGAAAAGATTATCTTTGAAAACTGGAATATTTCTGTGCCTTGCAAGTTGCGCTCGAAGTCCAACTTCCATTTTTGATTTCACACAGAAAATATCATTCAACTTTCCAGTTTTGCATTCATCCAATTTATCTTCGTTGAGAATATTGTAAAATGAATATTTCTCAATTACTTCTTTTGTGTATCCAACTTTATCAAGAACCTCCAAAATTGAATCTTTAGATTTTTGGAGAATTCTGAACATATACATATTTTTACAATGTAAAGAAAGATATCCAAAATACTTTGCGATTTTTGCTAGCTTTCTAGCGCTTATTATAATTGAATATTTCGTCAAAGAGAGAAGTGGAAGATGTTTCCGATATTCATCTTGTGGAATTCCAATCCTATTCTCATTCAACATCAATTTTCTTTTTTCTTCAAAAGAATGCGAATAAACAAAATGCTTATAATATTCAAACTTTAAAACATCGTTGACGCGGGAAGTTTGCGCCCACATAACATGATCACGTTCTGTAGCAAAAATTTCACGTTCAATAATCGTTGACTCAATTTCTAAATGGAGACAGAGAAATTCATTAACAGGAAGATCCAAACACCTCACGGATTTTTCATCAATCTCTTTTTCATTTGGACGAGAAAAGGCCCAAGAAGAAATTGAACCATCAAAAGAATTTACAATATTAATTTTCATCAGAATCTCCCTTCACTTTTAAATTTATTTTGATAAACAGCGCTTCACATTGAATTTTCAAATCCAAAAGAAAATCTGAAAAACTTCCATGCTCATTTTTAAGAAGTTCATTCAAATCATCTATTTTTCTAAAAATAGATCGAATGATATTTTTTGAAAGGCAATCATACAAATCAAGATTTCCTTTTCTGCAAATTTCATCTTCCAATTTAACAAGGACAGAAATAATGTCGCAAATTTCAACAAGAATACCGTGGGTGTTTTCTTTTGAATTCTTCCACGTTTCAAAAAGAATTCCATTATATTCATTATCAGAATCAAATTCTCTGATGAAATTTTCTTCGATCAACTTTATTAAGCTTTTCAGGTGTTCGCTTTGATGTTTTACTGGTCTCGCAATATCACCAATAAAAGATTCATCAAAATCATGGAAGATAGCTGATTTCAAAAGAAGCCCCATATCAATAACTGGAACGCAATATTCATCTTCCAATTTCATAGCGATCATTGCAGATAACATACAAACGAAACCACTATGCTCCAAAACATTTTCTGAAAAAAACAAATTGAATTGCGAATATCGCTTTACAGATGATAGTTTTTTTATTTGATTAATCGAATTTAAAAATGACATATTATTCTCCTGTTTGAATTTGAAATTATCCTCTTTTAATTTTTGAAATAAAAGATGTGGGGAATTTTGGAGGATTAAACAACAAGAAGGCTAAAGAGATTATCAAATAAGCAGATAGGTTATTTTTTTAACCTATCCTTATAAATCTATAAGAAGGCTACATTTTAACCTAGAAAGCGCCTACTAGATGACCCAGTACTACCCTATAGGGTAGTAGTAAAACCATTCCCTGAGAGGCCAATCTAGCCTATCTAGTAGGGTATCTTTTTGGGTATTTAGACTACTAATAAGCTGTTGATTTATAGCCTTATAAGCGAATACCCCTACAGACTGTAAGGGTATTGACTTATCCTGCTATGCTCGAATTCTAAATTTTGAATTAATTCTTGGCGCTTCTTTTTCATCATTCAATTGCCAAATGAAAAAGCAAAAGCAGAAAAAAGGAATTGCCCTTTCAGGTGGCTCTGGAATTCTCAAATATTCCATCAAAGTTGTGTAATGGTAATTGCGATACATCTCAATCAAATCTTCCATCACTTCATCAACCAATGCATCAAATTCTTCTTTTGTCATACTCATTTCAAATTCCTTTCATTTTCAAAGACAAAAAAAGGGAGTGGATAAATTCCCACTCCCTTTTTTATTCGCCAGTTTCACATCAGTTTTCAAACAACATCGCTCTTCAAAAAGCGCTGATCTAATTTGTTTAAAATTAGACCAGCTTTTGAATTTCGCGTTTTGGCGAATTAAGCGAATTTACCAGCGTGATCAACAGCGAACTGACGTGCAAATTTAACAATTGGCACATAACGGCGAACGTAAGCGGCGATTTCTTTTTCTTCAATGCGATCATTTTCTGCCAAGAACGCTTTGAATCCATCCATGTTTTCAGTGTCAAAATTAGGATTGGCAAGAATCCAAGCCATAACTTTGTATTTGAAACCAGATCCTTCTGAGGGGCCTGCTTTCTTCTCGCCCTTTTCGCGCTTGGGAAGTGCAATTTCATTCTCCTTGGCATAAGCTTTGATAGCAGTCATTGCTTGGGAGTGAGAAGCACCTTCCACCGTTTCAACCAATTTTTCTGCGACTTCTTGAACTTCAGAATACTTGGATGGGTTGAATTCGAGTTCAGCAAGAAGCTTGCGAGCAACGTCTTTGACGTCTTTGACGCTGGTGCGCAGGCCCAAAGTTTCCACCGCTTCTTTGAACATGCGCGATGCACGGCGAAAGGAAATTCCAGCCTGTACAATTGCGATCATAATTGTGTCATCATCGTGACCAGCGTCAAAACCTTCACGAACGATTTGTTCAACTTTTTCAGTTTCAGTTGGTCCATTTTGTTCTGCTACATCTACCATTTTGAGTGCCTCATTGAGCGATTGTTGATATTGGGTTTTGCTTTTGCCAACACACTGGAGCTTGTTTGCTTCAGCGATTTCTTTCAATTGTCCATGGGACAAATCTGAAGTTTCATCATCATAAATAAATTCACCAACACCTTCGTTGGCAACTACACGTGAACCTTTACGCATGATTTTGAAATTGTTATTGAGAAGGTATTTCATGGTTGCTTTTCCTTTTATCGCTTAGGGTTTAGTTTTTACTACTAATCAGGGTATGAGAGTATTTTAAACCCACTCTCAGGGTTAGTAAACTATTTAATCGAATTATTCGCTAAATTTTTCTGGGCTTCATTTATAGATAATATAGCTCCATTAAAGTCTAGTGCTTTTCTAAAAAGAACAATTTTTGTTTTTCCAGTTTTGTATTCATCATGCAGTGGAATTGGCAATTTGAAAAAACTATCATCCAAAGAGAAATCACAACTTTGACCAAGACCAAATAAGCAAGTTTCAGTTGAAATCAATTTTGCTGCGAAACATGCCGTTCTGTAATATCCAATATTGCACATTGCAGCCAATCGCTCAACATTCAAATGCTCTTGATATTTTTTAACAACAATTGAAGTTGTCATATTATATCTGGATGTTACTTTATTTGATGCTCCACCAACTATGACTTGAATTTGCTTTCCTGCTTTTTCTAAAACCTCAATAAACTTCAAACACGCAGCGGCTGTCCAAAGCGCATTCATTGCATCAATATTACAATTACCACCAATGTCAATTAATATTGTTACCAAATGATGCTCTTGATCAACTTCAACTCGTTGTGTAGTTGTCCAAGCTGTATCAAGTTTGCCTTGATATACTTTGTGGATGTCTAACTCATTCCCAAACTCACGGCGAACCTTTTTCCTTTTAATCACCGTGGTGGTGTTGTAGTTATCATACACATCCACCTTTGTGTTTATTCTCGCCATCATATTTTTCAATTCACAATACAGAATTGGATTCCCTTCCACTGCATTTTTCAAACATTCCTTCATACTCATTGAGCCAAGGCCAAGCCATGCTCTTGCGTAGTATGGCTCATATGTTTGTCCAACCAGATCATTTAAATAGCGAATGTTACTTTGGTTTTTCAAAAGATGCATATTCTCAATTGCATTATATACATCAGTTGCGTTTTCAAAATGCATTGAAATTAAATTGTTGCGTACATATTCCATTACATTCTCCAATTTTATCAATCATAGACTTTGACTCTTGGTTCATTCACCAAAGTAGCGGTGATATGGTTAATCAGACTTCTGTCATCCTTTGACCAATCTGAAATATAAGTATCGTGAATTTTCTTGATGCTCCAACCAATGGATTTCATTTTAGATGCATCAATCAAAACACGCGTTGAAAGAATCTTGCGCATATTGCGATTGTTAATAATGTTGCGCAATTCTTTGCCCCAGTGCAATACTTCAGGATCAACCAACTCAGATTCTACTTTTGGATCATAATCCATTGGAATAATTCCCATTCTGAATCTGTCCATCGTTGCGCCATCAAGAAGATTGCGTCCGCTGTACATTGCAGTGGCACCATTTCCAAAAGTATTGGCAGCGGCGATTGCAACAAAATCCTTGTGGCGTTTTACATGCGGCTTTTGATATCGCATTGGCAAAAAGAATTCGCCATTCGCAAGTGCTTGGTTGAGGAACAAAAGAGTATTGCTATCAGCAGCGTCAATTTCATCAAAAAGAAATATACCGCCATTTTCATAAATGCGCACAAACTCACTTTGCACATATTCAAATTTTCCAGAATCACCAATCGGCAAAAGCCAACCAGAAAAAGCAGACTCACTCATGCCAGCACTGCAAGATTGTCCAGCATAATCCAATCCAAGACTTTCTGATACTACTCTGGATAAATGAGTTTTTCCACAACCAGCTGGTCCAACCAAAAGAATATTACAACGAGCTTGCGCCAAATCCAAAACTGTTTGGAAGCATTCTGGCAATTGGCCTTTGACTGCTTTTGTCTCAGTGGGAGTTTTTATCAAATACTCATGCTTAACAATTTGAATTTTCTTTGCTTCAATTGCAACTGTCTTATTGATGTGGTCAGTCAGATCTGTAATTGTTGAAAACATGTCAACATTAAACTGGTTGAACTTCTCATTTACAATTAAGCTCAATTCAGTTTTTGCAGTCTTAACAATTCCATCCACAATATCCTGTGGCATTTGCTGTTGGATTATTGTATCTGGTTTTCCAACTACAAATTCAGGATCAATTCCACGGACAACAATATCAAATATTTGATTATAACGTTTTGGATCTTCTGCCTTGAGAAGCTTCATCAAGCGCTTTTGATTTTCCAATCCTTGTGGATACTCGTCGCGTTGAACACCAAGCCGCTCAGCAATTAATGACCTATGCTTTGCGACCATAAAGCGCGCGCCAGTATCCTCTGGATTTAAAGAAAGCGCTGGGATATTACTCATTGCACCACCTCTTGATACTCTTCCAGCGATGGGCACTCAGGATTCATATTTTCAGTGTCAATCCAAATACCAGAACAAACGTTTGCAATATATTCAGAATCACTGTCAATTTCCTGACTTGAAACTTGAGCATAAAACGAGCTTGTGATTTTATCTTGAATCTTTGCATCAATATAGTCCATCTGGCCAGCGATAGAATACATTGACATTACAGCGACCATTGCGAATAGATTTTTCATACCATTCTCCTTTTGTTAAATTTACAGCAGCCTACTCAGAAGAGAATAGGCTGGAATAAATTCTACAATTTTGTGCTATCGTTCAATTGTGCGACGATGTTATCAATTCGACGCACCATGTTATAAAGTTCAGCTGCGTCTTTTTGCAACTTGGAAATAATTTCCAAAGTGTATTTCTCGTTATCTGATTCATCACTATTGAGATGATTTCTTAAAACTTCAAGGTAAGTAATTATTTGAGATGATTTCAGAACTGTATTTCTCATTTTACATCTCCACCGTGGTTTCGAAGATTTTCAGCGCCAGAGCAGTAGCGGCGCCATCTGTGCAAGGTTGGGTTTCAAAATCATCCAAAAGGATTTCTCCACAACCATCATTGAACAAAACCTCAAAATTATCATCCTCAAAATTATTGATTTTGAATACACAACTTTCTTCTCCACCCAGAGAAGTTGCGCTCAACATGGTGCAAGAAATCAACGCGCCATTATCCATGGCGTAGAAAGTAAAGTACAAATCTTTTCTTGTGCTACTCATCACACGGATTTCTTCTTTAATTACTTTTACAAAATCGTTGAAGTGCATTTTTAAATTCCCTATCAATGGACTCATCAGTACTGTACTAAACAGCATACGCCCATTTCTGGGCGTTTCGTCCTTATTTAATTCTGACATCAATTGTTTGATTTTCAGAAGTAATAAGTTTCAACAATTTAATCAACAGACTTCTTTTGGATCTTTTGCAATGTCCAGAAGCCCAAAGCCATTTTGGCAAATTATCAGCTTGGTACCAATTTGCCTCCAATTCAGATTCAGTCATGTTTGCAATTTCAACATGCATTTCTATCAATTCCTTTTTGGAGAATTTTGCAACTCTACGACCAGTTATTACACTCAACATTTTGAAATCCTTTTTTTTAAAAGTGAAGCCCATTTCTGGGCGGTGAGTCCTATCTTTGTATAGGGGGCCTCAACCCTATGTACCTATTATCCTATTTTGGAGTTAACAAGTAAACTACTTTTTACAATTTTCTCCAATTATTTTGCCAAACCTAGATGAATCAAGGGATGTAGCGGTGTTGGGTGGGGTTGACAGTGGTATTAGAAGGGTTTGAAGGGTGTTTTAGCCTTCCTTATAGAGATAGGCAAAAGGGAAAGGGTAGGGGAAGGGTAGGAGAAGGGTAGGAGAAGGGTAGGGGAAGGGTAGGGAAAGGGTAGGGGAAGGGTAGGAGAAGGGTAGGAGAAGGGTAGGGAAAGGGTAGGGGAAGGGTAGGAGAAGGGGAAGAAGGGGAAGAAGGGGATATTAAAATGGGATGTCATCCTCATCACATGCCACCAACTTAGGAATCTTTTCAAAAGAAGAATCAAAAAACAATTCTTCTTTTGTTTTTGTCTCATTTAATAATCTTTTTCCAAATGTCTTTTGGATTATTTCTTTTCTCTTCTCATCTGACAATTTTATATTCTGAATTTTCCCAACCTTATTTTCAAAACAATCACCTTTAATATTTTTTTTCTTCATCCAAAAATTTATAATCCAAAATTTCTGGGTACTTACTTCTAAGAGAAACAAAAATCTCAGTTGGCTTTCTCAGGTTATACACAGATGAATAAAGATCATTCAAATTCTGTGGTATGTGGAATTTTGCACCAATCCATCTTTTCCCAACCCATTTATGTGCCCTTCTTTGTAACCATTCTGCATCATGGTCAATACAGATCCATTCGCTGAATGTATTAAATCCACAATTATACACAACGCGCAAACTAGATGGCGAACCAGCCTTTTGGTGAATTGAATAATTTACGCTTTTTACTTTCAACCACTGTTCTAATTTTGGCTTTTCTTTTTCATCGCGTTTTACAATATTTGAATTTGAAGCATTTGTATTTAATTTATGTTCAAATTTAAATTCCTCATCACAAGCGATACAAAATACAACACGAGTTGAATTAGCAGTTCCACAGTTTTTGCAATATTTTACAACCTTTTCTCCTTTGCCTCCTTTTTTTAAATTACATGGTTCAAAAATATTCATATCATTGACTGGGCCAAGTCTGTCTGTATTTCCAGCAAAATCCAAAACCAAACAATGGGTCTTACCAATCCACGGAGCAGGACGCGCACCACGACCATTTGATTGACCGTGGAATATTGGGCTTTGAGTTGGCCGTGCGTGGAATATCAAATCAATCTCTGGAATGTCCAATCCAGTTGTAAGCATATTTACATTTATCAAACATTTTATTTTCCCTGATTTAAAATCAGCGAGAATTTCATGTTGATCTTTTTTCATTCCTGAATAAATACACTCAGCAACTATTCCATTTTGTTCAAATTCATATTTAATGGAAAGAGCATGTAATTTATCAATTGCGAATCCAAGCCATTTTTTGTATTTCTTTCCGCCATATTTAATTACACTTTTTACTATGTGTTTTGTAATCTCTTCTCTGTTGAATTTATCAGCAAGAGCATCAATCACAAAATCACCAGCTTGTATAGATATTCCTTCAATATCCATTTTGTAATCTGTTGGAGCAGGAATCAAATTTACCAAATAACCTTCATCAATTAATTTGTTGTAATTTTCAAAAGATGAAAGGTCATATGACAATTTATTAAACAGTGGATCATAGCCTTGGTATTTTTTGTAAATATAACCTTGACCAGTTCTATATGGAGTAGCAGTCATTCCCCAAATTGGAATATGGCGACCATAATAATTTTTTAAATTCTTGATGAAACCACGATACATTCCATCATCTTTGGAATTAACAAGATGGCATTCATCAACAACAATTAAACCAATATTTTGACTATGGAATAATTCTGGTCTTTTATAAACAGACTGGATCCCAGCGACTGTTATTTTATTAAGAGTTCGCTGGCCTAATCCTGCGCTGTACAATCCAACAAAATCCTCATCAAAATACTCACAAAGCTTTGTGTAATTTTGATTTAATATTTTATCAACGTGCGACAAACACAAAACTTTCTGCTGTGGTTTTTCGGTAAGAAATTCATCAACAGTAAGGCATTGGGTGACTGATTTTCCACTACCAGTTGGCATGACTGTTACTGGATTATAATTCTTTTCAGAAAGAATATCTTCAACAGCGCAATTTGCAGCCTCAACTTGGTACCAGCGATTCTCAAATTCCATATTAACCTCAGAACGATCTCTTGTAAGCGCAGCAGCCTTTTTGTTGTTCTTCTAAACTCAATTCTTTATCTTCTTTGTAAGTGCAAATCCATTTTCCATCTTTTGCCAAATCAACTCTTTCACAAGAGCGGCAACTTTTCTCTGGAGCTTGATTATCATGACAAACTCCAAAATGATTACATGATTTACATTCAAACCAAGAGCGTGAAAATTGCTTTGTTGGTAGATCAATTGAAAGAATTATGTCCGTTGCTTTCTTTTTCAAATCATCAGCAAAATTTACATCAAGCTCAATTCTTTCATATTCTCGCTGTTCATTGTTTTTATTTGTGGCAATGAATAGCGTTCTAATCAGTTTCATTCTGCGCATATAACGCTGAACCTGCGCAAAATATTTTGGGTTGGAGGCTTTGACTCCACTTTTAACAAACGCTTTCCAACGAGAGTCATTCATGGTTTTCATTTCAAGAAGATGAGGTGTTTTAGGAGATTCTATAACTCCCAAAACACGGCCATCTGGGTGGCCTCGTTCATGCCCCCAATTATCAACCAACTCTTCTTGCTTCTCTCCAACTTCACCAGTCATTGGAATATGCTCTTCGCCATCCAAGCGAAAAACTTCCATTCCAACTTTTTTCAAATCTGTAATTATTCTTTTTTCTTCCAAATCACCACGTTCAAAAATTCTTGATAATTGTGGTGAAATTATTTGCGGTGATGCCCAACGAAAACCAAAAAATAATTTTCTCAAACACTCTTCACCAATTCCAGACATAGACAAATATGGTCTACCTGGCCAAACTTTTTTTGGTGGAGCATTTTCAATTGCATTCTTGGTTGTATTTTGCCCAAGTGGTATTTTAGCCATTTCATTCTCCTGTAATAAAAAGGGGCGGAATTAACAGCCCCTTTTGTTATTTCACTTCTTATTCATCATCTTCGTCAAATACAGCACGACGACGAGCAGGTTCAGCAGGCTTAGCAGAATCTCCACCAGCAGAAATCGCTGGAGAAGCATATCCATCAGCAGGCTCCATATCTGTGATCATATTCTGATCTGGAGCGTTGTTTTTACCAACTTTCACTGCAAGAGTCACATAGTGCGGAATACCATGTAATTCTTCAGAATCACCAACAGAAACAAAACCACAAGCTTTGCAAGTTGAAGTGAATTCCTTATTGGCCATTTCAACTGCAACAGGATTGGGGTGGTCCAAATTCAAATTGCTGAAATATTTGCGGCCTTTGTATTGGCCTTCCATAATTTCACGAACCAACTTGAGATAGTGGCCCGTTTTTGTGGAGTTTGGCAAATACTCTGACTCAACAATTTTCATCAGATATTTATCTTTTGGCAGAACGCCAAAACCCATTTCCTGTTTGCCTTCAGTGCTAAAACCACCTGGAATCTTTGCCATTTCTATTCACCTTTTTAAAAAAAATAATTTTAAACTTCTTCAGTTTCAACTTCATCAGATTCAATAACAACTTCCTCTGGCTTGCGCTCATTGGTTGTTGTTTCTTCAACCTTTTCCTCTTCTTTCACTTCTTCTTTCACTTCGATTTTTTCTGTTTTCTCTTCTGGTTTCTCTTCTCCTTTTATTTTCCTTGCTATCTTTTTCAAATTTGGCGGCTCAAACATGTCAAGCATCCCTGATCTGTCTTTTGCCTCATACGCATTATCACGCCCAGTTTGCACAACGCGATAAACACCGCCATCCTTATCTTTTTCAACGCGCAAAGCAAAAACTTCATCAAACAAATATGGAACTTGTTGGTGTAGTTTTTGTCCTGGCATCATTGGACCAAAAAATGATTTTCCATTTTCATCAGTAATTCGCTGCTGTTTGCAACTCATTACAACATTATAGCCACAATCTGTAAGATCACGGAAACGTCGCAAGGAATCACCAACAACATCCTGCATTTCTCCATATGCCCTCCGTGGATCAAGCGATCCTTGTTTAGCTCTGAACAAAACTTGCTCAGCCATTTCTGATATCGAATCCAAACAAATCCATTTGAAATCTGGATTTTCAGCTGATTCTTTCAAATAAGCGTAAACATCTTCCAGATCATCAAAGCAAGTAATTGGAGCAGCTTTGATATACTTTGGAGCATTCTTTACAGAGAGAAGTCCAGACTCAGCAGATATCAACAAAGTTGGTTCTCCAGCAGTACAACACATCACGGTTTTTCCCGCTCCAGCTGGTCCATGAATCAAAATCTTCAATCCTGTTTCAGAAACTAATTTTGCTATGGAGCGAATCACGACTGGCATATTGTTCTATCCTATATTGAAAGTTTATTTCATTTCTCTTCACATCAACACATTCAGATTCCAAAACTTGAATGTATTTTTCCATTTCTTTTATTTGTT